TGGTCAATTCCTTTTCAAGATACAATATTTATAGGTATATTCAAAAAAGGCGGTGTTACGGTGCCCTTTGGCAAAGGTCCTGTCGCTAAATACCGTATGAGACCCATTTGCCCAGCGTGTAATCAACGTCCTTGTGCTGTGAACTACATCAAAGATGGAGTCAAGCATTATCGTACTCGGTGTGACAACTGCTTGCGCAAAGGGCGTGGAATTAAAAAGAGAATACCCCGGTGGGAGGCAGCAGGGTACAAAAAGAAAATGGCATGTGACAAGTGCGGATTCAAAGCCCGCTACTCTGCTCAAACTCTAGTGTATCATGTGGACGGAGATCTCAACAATGTTGCTCCAAAGAATCTCAAGACTGTGTGCCGGAACTGCGAAGTTGATTTAGCAAAAACTGATTCTGTGTGGAGACCTGGTGATTTGCAACCAGACGTGTAACTAGTTCACGAGTGTTGCGTTTGAGATCTTCAAGTGTTCCGTTGTTGTCGATCACATAGTCTGCCATCCAAATTTCCAGGCTCATACTGGAACGATCTTCTGCAGGCAAGTGATCACTGCGATCTACCCAAACAGCATAGTCAAACACCTGTGTGTTACGCATGGCATGAAACTCGCTCTTGTTACGCAGGCCGCAGTAGATTGAGTTTTCCGCAAAAATTTCTCTACCCAGTCTAGCATAATCGTCCCAACAGTACTCATGGATCATGTCATACCATTCTGATCGATGATTGTGCCGATCCTCAAAACATTGTGCATAGGAGGTATATCCATATTTGACTTTGAGCTCGTCATAGATAAACTTTTCAGCACAAAAATCCGAGCTAGATCGAAAACTATAACCAAATTCTTCACGTAGAATATCACACACAGTATCTTTGCCGTGTCGAGCATTGCCAATAATCAGCAGTTTAGGAAGTGTCATTTTAAGGAGGTTACGTTAAGGTGATCTAGTGTGCGTTGTAGCATGCCAATTTGTCTGCGGCAGTCTTCTAGTGCATGGTGGCTGGTAGGCGGAATAGGCTGATCTGGCCACAGGCTAAACACAGTACGGCTATCACGCACCATGTAGTATTTCCAGGGCAATGCTTTACCATAACTTTTGTAAGCATGCTCCAGGATGTTCATGTCATATGTAGGGCCTTGTGCCCATATTCTATTGGAGTGCCAAATTAGCCGACCTAGCCCATCTAATGCTTGATCTAGCGGGATACGGTCTTGTTCACTGAACGCTTCGTCCCGGACCACAGCAGGTTGTGTGGCCCACCAATCAATTGTGCTTTGATCAATGGCACGATCTTCTTGACTTTCTAGTGTGACTCTAGCATAGTAGCTCTGGCCAGAATAGCCCTGCCCAAACGGGTCAAAGCTCTGTGCCGCAATGGTTAAAATGCAGGTGTCTGGGCCTGTTGCAAGCCCTTCTAAGTCGATCATCAAGTCCATGTGTTATTATAACACAAGTCTAGATGTTGATCAATAGACGTTTAACCGATTACCCAAGTAAGTGGTTGGCTGGCATCCACATAGTTCTTGAGCTGGTCTTCTAGTGCAATGATAGCTTCTTTGGCTTCGGCTTTCATTGCGGCACCGTTTAAGGTACCGCCGCCCTGCGGTCCTGCAATTGACCCAAACTTCTCACGTGCTTCGCCAATGATCATTTTACAGTTGGCAACCATGTAGTCTTTGATCCACTGTGAGATTTGAAAGTCCTGGAGCAAGTTGATTTCAGGCTTTAGGTTGTAGCACCAAAGCAACACATTCTCGCCAGTGCCTTTTGGATCACGAATCAGCTGGATTTTCTTTGTGACCTGATTATAGGTATAGTTCATATAGCCACCAAACATACGTGCGGCTAGTTCCACATACTGACTATAGAAGTCGTATGTGGCAAGGCCACCTGCCACGTTGAAGTTCATTAGATACACATTCAAACTGGCCTGTGCAAACGGGTCAAAGTTTGATGCAAACGGGCCTGTGGCGTCGCCAAACGTTCTACGGAATACCTGTCGCACACTCACAACTTCTTGTGGCAACTGATAGATGTTGACATCCTTGACCAGTTCCATAAAGCTGTAGCTTTCCTCATAGGCATTGCTGGCCCGTTGGCGGTAAGTGCCTAGTGTTTTTTGATAGGCGGCTTCGTAGTGAGCAGGATCCAACTCGATGTCAATAATTTGATCACCAAGTTGGAGTTTCACGTACTCTACTAAGTTTTGCTTGAGTGTCTCAAGCGAGTTCTGTTGCTGTTCTGCCATTGGGGGACTCCGTCCCCTTTATTTATCGGGTACGCGATATCCACTCAATCAGTTTATTGGCTATCAACTCATGCCCAATTTGATTTGGATGGGCAAAATTAGGGCGTATAAATGCATTATCTTTTACATCCAGCAAGTGCTCTCCGTTGTGCTTGCTTGCTCCAAACCAGTCAGCCGCAGTTTCGTTGCCTTGTGCCCAAATTTTATCAGTGTTTGTGCCTGGTAACCAAGCAGGATAACGAACCCAGCCAGAAAAATAATAATCATCAAATCCTAGATTTGAGCACCATGCTTGCAAAGTACTCACTGCGGAACTGGATCTCATAACCTCGTGTTCTTTACGGTAAAAATGCAGGTATACTTCTTTCATCTTGGCATTCAAGTCTGATTCCCAGCTAAAAAATCTAGGAAAGTGTGTAGTTCTAGCAGGGTTTGTTAGAAAAAACACAGCAGTAACTTGATTACCAGGTTCATGAGATTCAGCAATATATCGTTGCAGTTGATACAACATATCTTCGTTGCTGGCACCAGCAGATCCGTAGTTGTAAAACTTGTCGTACCCAAGTGCAGTTTGTATCAATTCACCATAACGTTTATCGCCAAATTTTAGTTCGGCACCTTCGGGCCAACTATCGCCCAGTGTTAAAAGAATTCGTTGCATTTTTGGCTTTGTTTAATGAGTGTATCTTGATGTTGTTTTCTATTTTGTCCGGACAAAATTTACATTGCGGAATTACATTGTCAATATCGTCGATAAATTGTTGACCACGATTGTCAAAGTCGTCTACAGTCAACGGTTTATAGCTATTCAATAATTCCCGATCTTCATCGGAGATATTCAAATGATGTTGTTGATCAAACTCTGGAAAAAGTGCTACTGGTCCACATTTATACAACTTGGCACGAATAAAATGGTAACATTGAAAGTTAACAAACCCACACATGTTGTGTGCGGCCACTGGATCGCTTTGATGTAAAGTAAATTGATTTGAGTTGTTTTTTTGTATCGATGACCGGTAAAAATCATCTTGCAGATATAGGTTTACCTGTATGTCGTTTGAATCTACAAATGCATAATTTGCATTCCAAGTTCTTGTTGGATTTGTTTTGCCATCAAAAAACTCCACTTTTCCATGTAAGAATTTTCTTACCTCGTCAAAATATAGATCTAAATCGTTGACATTGTGTACACTGATTCCAATCCAATTTTTTCCATCGTTAACTGGTTGGTGGCTAGCTATGGCATCATACAATCCTGGCACTTGATTTAGTCGTGTGCCATTGGTAAGAATTTGTACACGTTTGTTCCAGAGTCGATTCAATCCTTTGACCCAGTCACATATAGAAGGATTGAGCAAAGGCTCGCCACCCAGTATAGTTACTCGTTGCAATCTTATTTTTTTAGACCATTCAGTGTACTGTGCTTCGTAGTCACTCCACTGTTGCCAGCCTGAAAAGTCATGATCATTAAATCTATTGCATTGAGGACAGGCCAGGTTGCAAACATTGGTTATGTAAAATTCAATATTTGGAACATAGATTCTTGGATCATTAGGATGCTCATCTGGAAAATGTGCAGGGTATCTCATTTCCTGTTTACCAGCTTTTTAGAATGATCAAATTCTCTGTGCCACGTCCGTTAAACGGTGTTTCTGTAGTGGTCAAGTCCTTGTAGATCTTTCTTGCGGCTGGCTTGCCTGCGGCACTCATGGCTCGGAGCACGTCTGCTGGCTTACGCAGAGTTTTTTGCTGGCTCTCTATTGTGCTAAATCCAATGATAGCGTTGCTCC